CGGTTATAATCGGAGATCTGAATGAAGGTATCTGGTACTTTGACCGTGAAAAGACTACAATCATGACTTCCAATATTGCTTCAATCGGTGACCTTAATGCATTCGCGGAAGATCTGACTATTTATCGTGCTATCGAACGAGAAGACGTTAAGATAAGGGATAAAGAGGCATTTGTAAATGCTTATCTTCTGCAGAAATGATGGTGAATAAATGCTGGAAAAAATAAAAAAAAGATGTGGAATTGCAGAAGGAGTTAAAGTGTATAACGAGGATATCAGCGATTACATCGAAGATGCACTGGAGGACATGAAGACCTCCGGTGTGCCTCCTGATATTCTCAAGAAGGATACGGATGATCCGAGAGTCCTTACAGCTGTGACTTTATATGTAAAGGCATATCTTGGAAATGACCGCTCAGATACTCGAATGTATCTGGATCTGTACCGAAAAAAAGTTTTTCGCATGACACTGGAAGGAAGTGACCTGGATGTGGAATAAAAGTATTTCGCTGCCGGTAAAGAAAAATGATCCAACGATAAATGATAATGGAATCATGATGGAGGAAACATATGAATTTATCGGTGGTATTCCGGCAGATTTCCGCGACAGTACCAGGGATGATGAGGTTCTTGCGAAACAGAATGGTTATACCGCAGACCAGGTTGTTGAGATCATGGCGTGTAATTATTCTGGAGAATCATTCCTGGTGGATGAGTCTACAGGTGAAATTTATGATATAAAGCGCAGATATCAGAAAAATAAATCCATGAAGGTGCAGCTGACTTGTCAGATGCGTGAACGTGGAAAAGCGCAGGTAGGACAATGGCAAGGATGACGATAACAGGTTTTGAAGATGTTGAAGAGATGTTGAATAAGCTGGCAAATCCTTATGAAATGGCTGAAAAAGCAGTGAATAAGGCCGCCCCAATTGTCGAAAAAAACCTGAAAACACAGATCAGATCCGCAGCTAACAGAAGGGATAAATACGGAAAACCGTATTCAACAGGCGAACTGGAAGCTTCCATAGCTGCTACAAACGCAAGAGACAATAGTCTCGGAGTGTTTGCTGTGGTAAAACCCAATGGAACTGATAAAAATGGTCTTAGAAATGCTGAAAAAATGGGTTATCTGGAATATGGTGTAAGATCACACGGCCAGGAGCCAAGACCTGTACGCGCGGCAGCAGTAGCACAAAGCGAAAATGCAGTAATGCAGGTTATGGAAGAGGTAATTGGCGCGGAGGTGGACAAGCTATGACAATAAATCAAAAGATAATAAAAGCGTTGAAGCCTCTTGGCATTCCGGTGACATCAGATTTCTTTGGCGGTGGAAATAGCGAGTATATTACCTTTAATTATGTGAAGGATGGTGCAGAACTATTCGCGGACGATCAGCCTATAGAGGATATATCCTCAATGCAGATTCATTATTTCCTGCCATCAACTAAGGATTACCTGGAAGCAAAAAGAAAAATTCGCAGGGCGATCCTGGAAGAGGGTGGAACGTATCCTGATGTAACCGTATTGATGGAACCTGATAATAAAACAAGACACATTGTATTCGAATGTGAATTTGAAAATGATTATGATATGGAGGAATAACACATGGCACATATTGGTATGAAATATCCAGTTGCAGCAACATGGACAGAGGGAAACAAATATGCAGATGGATTTGTTCTTGCAAAGGCAATTAACTTTACAGGAACCCCAAATAAAAATGATGCTGATCTTTGGGCGGACGATGGAATAGCAGAGACTGATAAATCCGTGAAGGACATGGGCACTTCTCTTGGTGTTGATGATCTGTCTCTGGAAAACCAGGCAAAACTGCTTGGACATACATATGTTAAGGCAGCAGCTGGTAGTTCTGGTGGGGAGGGTACTCCGGAAAGCATTGAGATTGGAACCGAAGATGAGGCTCCATTCTTTGGAGTTGGATTCTATAAGCGTAGAAAGAAAAACGGAGTTACCAGCTTTACTGTAATTTGGCTCTACAAAGTTCAGCATAGCGAGCCTACAGAAAATGCTGAGACAAAAGGTGACACCACAAACTTCCAGACTGCTACCATCGAAGGAAAGGCATATCCGGTAGAAGTCAATGGAAAAATGTCTGTTGGCAAAAAACTTGTATTCAATACTGAAGCTGAGGCTAAGGCATGGCTGAACAAACAGGTAGGTATTGAGTAAGGAGATCGTATGAGTGATTTGAGACCAACCGGAGCTCCAGTGACCATCGGTGGACAGGAATACAATATCCTGTTCACCATCGGAGCAATTGAAGCAATTCAGGAAACCTGTAATAAGGCATTAGTGAATATTATGCCGGCAATTGCGAGAGTGGCGGATTATAAAACCGATTCGGAAGATATAAAAACACTTTATAGTGTTGTAGCTGCGTTTCTCACTGTAGATACAGGTAAGGAAGTAAAAGTAGAAACCATTGACGGTCTTATAAAACCGGCTGAAATGCAGAAACTTGCTATTACTTTGCTTGAAGCATATGGCTTTTCAATGCCAAATCCGGATAGTGAGGATTCTGAAGAGGATGAGGAAGAAGACCCAAACCAGAAGACCGGGCTATAAACGTAGCCCGGTTGCTGTATGTTGGGTGTAAAGTGCTTAATTATAGTGAAAAAGAAGTGTTTGGCATGACATTACGAAAATTTTATTTAATCTATAATGAGTACCTGGATTATAACGGATTAAGAAAAAAGGACGAAGAGTTAAATTTGGACACCATTTTCTGATTTTCTTTCACAGCTCTGTTAAATGATATTGAATTTTACAGAGCTGCGGATTATAATTAAGAAAAGCAGAAAGGTGGGTGGCATATGTTGTTGGTAATATTGTTTGTATTGTTATTATTAGCAATACTGATAGGGGCTCTGATAAAGAAATTTATCAAATGGGTTACATCACCGGTGGTGTATAAAACCCACATTGAAGAAGTCCCAATATCCAAGAAATAAGTATAAATAAAAATCCATGTAAAAAGAGCATCTCAGTTTGAGGTGCTCTTTTTATGTGGATTTTTTGTTGGGAGGACTAACTATGGCAGGAAAGAAAATTGGAATTGTACTTGCACTGGACGGAGAAAGACAATTTTCACAGGGTGTATCAAATGCGAAAAAAGAAAGTGCAATGCTAAATTCTGAACTGAAAAAACTCAGCACAGAATATAAGGAAAATGCCAATTCTCTTGAATTTCTGACTAAAAAGCAGGAAAACCTGTCAAAGCAGACTGAGAGTTATCAGAAAAGGGCGGAGTCTGCGAAAAAAGGATTGGAGAATGCGCAGAAGGTATCGCAGAAAGCGGCGCAGAGATATGAAGAACTTTCCAAGGCATTGAAAGAGGCTGAAAAAGCCCAGGAAAACATGCAGAAATCTGGAAAGGATGGTACAAAAGAGTATCAGCAGCAGTCAAAGGAAGTGGAAAGCCTTCAGAAGGCTGTTGAAAAACAGGGATTGGAGTGCCAGAAGTGTGAAGGAAAAGTATCGGACTGGTCTAAAAAAGTTAGTGACGCCGAGAATGATATAGAAAAAAATAACCAGGCTTTAAAACAGAATGAGAAGTATCTGCAGGAAGCACAAAATGCTACAGATAAATGTGCAAAGAGTATAAATGAGTACGGAAAAGAAACAACGACTGTGATTAGCACCACAAAAGAGTTTGGGGAAAGCTTGAAGGAAGGTTTTGGAGAAGCTTTAGCCGCAAAGGGCCTGGAACTTGCAGGAGAAGCTATTTCGGCAATTGGTGATAAGGCAAAGGAAGCAGCAGAGTATGTGGTGGAAGTCGGAAGTTCCTTTGAAGCTGGAATGAGTGAAGTGGAGGCTATCTCTGGAGCAACCGGATCAGAGCTGGAAGCACTGGAAAATAAGGCAAAGAGCCTTGGAAGTAGTACGAAATTCTCTGCAACGGAAGCAGCCAGCGCGATGACAAATATGTCCCTGGCCGGATGGTCTGTAAACCAGACTCTTTCTGGAATTGATGGCGTTCTACAGTTGGCAGCCGCTTCCAATATGGATCTGGCAGATGCATCCCAGATTGTTACAGACAATATCAGTACTTTTAATCTGGAAGCTTCACAGTCAACCCATTTAGCAGATATGATGGCATATGCACAAGCAAACAGTTCTACTACAGCAGCAGAGCTGGGCGAGGCATACAAGAACTGTGGCGCCAACATGAATGCCGCCGGTCAGGACATTGAGACTACAACCTCTTTCCTGGAGGCTTTGGCAAATAACGGACTCCGGAGCAGTGAAGCTGGTACCTCTCTTGCTGCTATAATGAGAGATCTGACCAGCAAGATGAAAGATGGAAAGATCGCCATTGGTGATACTTCTGTTACCGTAATGGATTCTAACGGAAATTTCCGTGACATGACGGATGTATTGAAAGATGTAGAGTCTGCTACAGATGGAATGGGAGATGCCCAGAAGCAGGCGGCTCTTATGGCTACATTTACATCTGACTCCATTAAAGGCTTGAACATGCTTCTTAATACCGGAGCTGATCAGGTGGCTGGCTATGAGGAAAGCCTGAGAAATTGTTCAGGTGCGGCTTCTGATATGGCAGATACTATGCAGGATAACCTGCAGGGTAAACTGACAGAGCTTAGCTCTGCCACAGAGGGACTGGGAATTGCAGTGTATGATTACATTTCAGGTCCCTTACAGGACGGCGTGGAATTACTCACGGATGTTGTGTCTGGATTGACAGACGCGATTACGCCTCAGAAAGATGCAATGGAAGAGATGTATGATGACGTCATACAGTCTTCGCAGAAAGTAGCTGATAATGTACAGGCGATTGACGATCAGTTTACCGGAACCCTGAATTCCGTGGAAAATGTAGGCGCTCTGGCTGACAGACTGGAAGCACTGAATAATGTCGAAGACCGTACAGCTGTTCAGAAACAGGAAATGGCGGCTATCGTAGATAAACTGTCAGAGTCCATTCCAGAACTGGCTGGTGCTTATGATGATGAAAATGATAAACTGAGTGTAACTAATGATGAGCTGGAAAAACTGGTAGAAAACTATCAGCAAACAGCAATCCAACAGGCGGTAATTGCAGCCACACAGGATTTAATCAATGAGTCTTTAGCGGCACAGGTACAGCTGGATAAAGCACAGGAACAGAAAAAAATCACTGAAGATAGAATGGAACTCTTGGAAAAAGAGAGAGAATTAATTGTAAAGCTCCAAGAGGAAAGACAGAAGGCCAGTGTAGATCCAAGCTATCAAGTTGATATTGATTTTCCAACAGAGAAAACAAAACTTTATACAGAGGCATTGGAAAAAGGTGCAATAACACAGGATGAATTTAATTATGCTATGGAACATCTAAGCGATAGTAGCAGCGAATTGGATTCACGTTTGGATGGTATTGATGGAAGAACAGTAGCATATGGTGATGCAACTGGAATAGCAGCTACGAGCATAGCTGATTGTGCAGAGAAAATGGAAGGATATTCTCAAGCAATTGAGGAAAATCAAAAAACAATTGATAAATGCTCGGAAGAACAGGAAAGATATGCCAAAAGTGCAGAAAACATTACAAAAGTAAAAAAGGATAATACTGAATCAACAGAAGACAATACAAAGGCACAAGAAGATAATGCTGATGCAATCCAAGCAACCGGCTTGGCGGCAGCAGGAGCTGGCACAGCCCTGGAAGGGTTCAACAAAACTATGGAACGCTCCCAGGAAGCCGCGGATGCTGCTAAGACTGCCATGCGTCAGATCCTGGATGAATACAATTCCACCATGGATTCTATCAAGGCTGATTTGCAGGATAAAATCAGTTTTGCTGATAAATTTGACGGTGGAGATGATATTACCACAGAACAGATGAATGAGAACCTGCAGTCCTGGGTGGATGGAATCCAGAACTATCAGCAGAATCTTCAGCGCCTCAAAGAAGCCACAGACGAGAGCGGGCAGGCAATCTTTTCAGCAGAATTTATCCAGGCAATCCAGGATCAGGGAACTGATGCAGCTAATATGCTCCAGCACATGGTATGGACTCTGGACAATCAGGGTGAGTACGGCGTAGAACAGTTGAAAGGCATATCCAAAAAGTGGACTGATGCCATGGATATATCAGAAGATACAGCAACTGTAATGGCAGCTAATAAGACCGCCTATGAGATGGCAATGGGAGATCTTGGTTCTTCAGATATTGATTTTTCTGATTTGCGCGAGTCCATTGATAACGCCGTTGCTTCAGCAGTGGAAGGCTGGGCTGAGCTTCCAGCAGCCACCCAGGAATCCCTCATGCAGACCGTACAGATGGCGCAGGAATGTGGTGTACAGATCCCAGAGGGACTTGCAGATGGAATTGCAAGCGGTGAGATAACCCCTCAGCAGGCAATAGATCAGCTGAACGGGACTATTGAAGGAACAATCCAGGGCGTGGCAGAAATCGCCAATAAAGCGGGTATCCAGATTCCGGAAGAAATCCAGGCAGGAATTAATGCCGGTGGTACGCAGGCAGTATCCGCTATGCAGGAGCTTCTGGCACTGATCCAGCAGCAGGCAGCAGATGCACAGTCTGCAGGTGAAGATGTTGGTACTGCTGTAGGAGAAGGAACCCAGAATTCAATTAAAGATCAGCAGTCTGGCGTTGAACAGGCTGGTGGCGAGATGGCGTCCGCCGGAGCGAAGGCAGCCGAAGAGAAAAAAGGCGAATATGAAAAAGCCGGAAGCGTAGCTGCTCAGCAGTACCAGACAGGTATCAATTCTGGAAAAAGTGGTGCAATCAGTGCAGCTGGAACCATGGCAGGACAGGCGGCATCTGCTGTTAGGACCTATCAGAATAGCTTTTACACTGCGGGATATAACGCAGCTGCTGGTGTAGCACAAGGTATATCAGCAGGCCAGTCCCAGGTCATCAGCGCT